TTCTCATTGTTTATCTCCTTATTTATGTAGTTTATTTCGTTTATGTTATTAAATAATGTCTCAACTGCCTTAACGCGGTCAGTTAAACTAATAACGCGGTCAGTTAATTTATTAATTAATTTTTGATGTAGTTTTAAAGTTGGTTCTAATGTTTTAGATACCAAATTATATAACAATTTATTTTCATTCATTATTTTTTAACTCCTTCTATTGATTTATATTTATCTAACATATTATACTTGACTGCTTTTACTGCGGGTTTTTTCTTAACTTTTTTTAATGTTCCGTGTTTATCTAATGTAATTAAATCACCAATATTATTAACACCTTGCGCGGTGTTGTCCATTGCGTGAACTTTTATTTGTGTTTTATCTGTGCAACCATTTAATATTGTAATAGCATCTAACACATTAATACTTAACCATTTAATCCCAACCTTACCGCCACCGATGCCGTGCCTTAATGCTATATCATAGCGCTTGACCTTGACAACGTCACCGCTTACGTCGCGTTCTTTTTTTAATATTGAAAATGTTGTACTCATTTTATCTCCTTGTTTAATTATTATTATTATTATTATTATTATTATCATCATAAAATGCATCGTGATACATATTTGTGAAGCCTTTAAAAACATCGTTAATATCATCTACAATATCAAATATCATTTTATTAGTTGTTATACTATTATCATAAGGAACTAATATTTTAGCGATTTTTTTAAGAATGTAATCTATGTTTTTATCCATTGTTTTTATACCTCGTTTTTTATTTTTTGTAACACCCTTTACACGCATATAATTTACATAAGTTCCATAATATTTATATAATTATTATTGTTATTATCACAGATTATTTTTATATTTATTCAGTGACACAACACAAAATAACACAAAAAAAAGAAAGGAAATTGTAATGGAAAAGAAAGAATCTATCACAATAAATATGGAAAGAAAAGAAGAACTAATCAAAATAGTTGACAAGTATCTATCACATTGGAAATGGGAAGAAAATATACACAAACATATGACTTGTTTTGACTATGTAGAAAAGTTTGGAATTGATGCAATAAAAGGATTTATTCAATTCTGTAAAGACCACAAAATGACCAAACAAATCACACCAACAATTGCCCACGATATTAATGGAACATATGACAAATATTTCTCACCAAGAACAACAAGTTACGCAAAATATAAAACAGAGAAAGGAGCGTAATTATGACTAAATGGTACCCACTAACAACCGCATACTGTATGGATTGCGAAGAATTTGCAGATAAAAACGGAGTGCATATTTGTAAAACATACGAACCAAAGAAAAAGAAAAACGATAAAAAGAAAGGAAAAAAATAATGGAACCAATCAAAGTAAAAGTAGATTTAACAAAAGAGAAAAAACCAACATATAATATTGATGATTTAATTGAAGATGCGTGTGACACATTTGACACAGAATATTGGGAGGAAATAAAAAAGGGAAATTATGACGTTGATGATATGATACACGAAATAGCAGATTCCGCAGTACCAATTTATTACTATGATATTGGCCAATTTGTCGCACATAATAGCCATTTAATGACAGAAAAAGCAGAACTAAACCCAGAAGGTACCCCACACGACCAAATACAATCAAATATATATAGCGAAATAGTAGAAGGATTACACGCACATATAGCAAAAAAAGAAAGCGAGAAATTATAATGAAATTACTTAATTACTTTACAGATGGTTATAATATGGAAAATGAATATTCAACCGAACAATTAATAAAATTTAGTGAAGACATTTATGATGAATGGGAAAAATCTAATATTATTGAATCTTTAAATGATGTTTGTGAAATTGAAAGAGAATTAGTTAAAAGGGAGTACAATATAAATGAAAAATAAAAACAATTATGGTATTAATGATGATTTACATATATGCCCAATTTGCAAGGATAAAATTGGATATATAGATATGGAATTAGGAGTTTTTGATAGCAGATATTTTAAGAATATGGAAAATCATACTTGTGATGATTGGTATCCATTGAATGGAGGAAAATAATGACAATCGAAACAACAAAAAACGGATATATAAAAATTAGCGATTTTATTGACAATCAGTTAATTACAAGGTTATATGCCTATTACACAAAAAACGAAGCAAAAAGGCTATTTTTGAGCGAAATAAACACAAAAGGAGAAAGATAATGAATAAGCACGATTTAGATAAATTAGTAAGGTGGTCAATTGATAGCGATTTAAAGAAATTTGCAGAAGATGCATATGGAATAACAGGAACCGCTTTTGATGAGATGAACGGTATGGATGATTACTTACGAGGTAAATTCAGACAGATGCAGACCAATTTCATATTTTGGTTGGGTGGATTAGATAGCAAGAACAGAATAAGATTAGCAAGAAATATTACATTTGGTAAAACAGAAGAAGAGTTTGACCCAAATGAAATAGGTATTGAGGCAACAAAAATGATGATGAGACAAATTAACGAAAAAGGAGAAAAATAATGGGAATGGACGTACACGGAATTAATCCAAAAATAAACAAATCAAACTACAAAACATATGATAAATGGGACAAGATTGATTGGAAAGATAGAGATGGAAAATACAACAAAGAATGGGAAAAAGAAAAAGATACATTTTATTCAGAAATGAGCAAGCGCGAAGAAGACAATAGAGGTATCTATTTCCGCAATAGTTGTTGGTGGTGGAGGCCGCTATGGGATTATTGCAGACACGTTGCACCACACCTAATTTCAGAAGAATTATGGGAAAGTGGACATCACAATGATGGCAGAGGATTAAACGCCAAAGATGCAAAGGAGCTTGGTGAAATATTGATGGAAAATATTGCAAATGGTAGCGCCATACAATATGAAAAAGATTACAATGATATGTATGAGGGTGAAGAATATTTTTATCCATATGATGTTGAGAATGTTGAGAACTTTGCCCTATTTTGTATTGAAAGCGGTGGATTTGAGATATGTTAATGGAGGATTATTACACGGAAGATGAGATTGCCCATATGTGTTGGTATTATGGGCAGTACTCACACAATTTAACATACAATCAGAGAGCAATCTTGGTGGAGAAATACGAAAATATGATTGATGATAAGATTAAACAAATAGAAAAGAAAAGGAGTTAAAATGATAAATAAAGTAAATAAAAAAGATGTTATAGGGGCAATGGAGTATTTTTTTGTTGAAGGTTTTATTGATGAATTAACAACAGATAAAAAGTATTACACAAAAATATTATTAAACAATGCCGCAAATCAATATGGTATTAAATTAGAATGGGAGGGAGAATGATAATATTAACAGAACAAATGAAAAAAGATATAGCAAAACTGAAAGGAAATAAAATGCATAAAATGAGTAAAGAATCCGCAAGTACAATACTAAGTTTACAAAAGAGATTAGATAAATCAGAAAAAATAAATAAGATATATGGGAAATTTTTAGATAAGCTATTACTTGATTGTGAAAAACTATGTGAACAATTAGATAAAGAGGAGGGTAGGTAATGTTGTTCACTTGTATAATATGCCTACATAAATTTACACAAGAACAAATGGATACTGAAGAACGTATCTGTAATGAATGCGAAAGGAGCAGCAATGCCGAATAGAAAAGCGAAAGAAAGAAAGATGGAACGTAAACGTAAGAATCTTGAAATAAAGAGATGGAAACGAGAACAGAAAAAACTAAGAAAGGAGAAGAAATGAGCAAAATGAAAGACCTGGTACAACTTTTTCTGGAAGAATATGGATATGATTTAGGATACACAGTTCATACTCTTCCTAAAATAGAGGATATACAAGCGGTAGCAATGACAAGAACGCCAGTATGGACATATTTTGGAAAAACAGAAAAAGAATATTATGGAGGTAGGTAGTGAGTTATTTATGCGTAATAATCTTAATATTAATAATAATTGAAACAA